TGCTCGTGCCATTTCAACAAGCTCAGCACACAATCCTGAGTGTGAGAGTTTGTCTCGATGTGTGAGGAACTTACGATCAAATCCTGATTCAAGATCCAAAGGCTTACCTTCATCTAGACTCACTACTAGTTTACGTGCAAACACTGAATGATTTGCTTGTGTCATATGATTGGCTCTAGTATCAATTGATTGATTGTACCACTGTATCATTTCATTTTCGTTTGTAAACTCTCCGTCACATACACTAAAGGTCATGTTACCGTGTACAGGCGTTAGGTCAGTCCATGTGATATTACTCATAAAACTTGGAATCAATAACAAGCGTAGTTCGCCTTCGATTGTTTGTACACGTATACTGTCAATCATCTGTTCCATACGCAGTTGATCAATGTCATCACGCTGTAGGTGTAACCAGTAGTCCATAATAGCACGATACTTTTCAGGCTCTGCTCGTTCTAGTTCTTTTGCATCTTGTGTGTCTACAATACTAGCAAGGTTACTAAGGTGTGGTCGATCTTCAAAGAACCACTGTCTAGTATTTTCTGTAGTAAAGAATATTACAATGTCGCCCGGCTTTTGTTTGTTATCGCGTAACTGCATTGCACTCCATTCGTTTGATGCTCCTGCACATGCTTGGTTAACAACTCGGTCTACATCTAACATCACAGCCACTTGTCTTTGCCAACCCCAATCCACTTTCCAGTCCACAGCAAAGCTATCGCCGTATATCCATAATGTTCTACCGTTTTGTTCTCTATCCAAAATTTATCTCCGCTGACACTTGATCCATGCCTTGTTCTTTACACTTGACAATCCATTCGCCAGTGTCTGATATAATACCGCTGGGTGCTTGTACATGTTGTACTGGTACACCGTTCATGTCTGTGCATGTTCCACTTACTACAATGTGCATGTTATAGCTCTTGGCCATAATGCGTAGCATACTTTCGTGGAAGTTATACACAACTTCATCTCTTTTATCCATTGTACAGTTAGCACTTACGAACACAATGTTGCAACCCATCTCTCTTAGTGTACGCCAATAGTATGGGTTACCGTTTGGACTTGCTAAAGGATATGCCCAAGCATCGTTACATATAAGAGCTCCTGCTCGAACGTTGGGTGCAAGGTCAATTGTTTCTAGTTTAACTCCGGGTACATAGAAATGATACTCGCCCATAAACTCTGGGCCATGTGTTAGTAACTGTTTAGCATAGTACTTTTGAAAGTTACCCTCTTTGTAAAAACGTATTTCGTTATAGGGTAGCTTGTCTTGTTCAATGTGTCCTGTGCCTAGTGCTAGGTTGCGTCTATTCTCTTTGAGATAGTTTTCTAGTTTCTGTACATAGTTGTTGTATTCGTCTTTTGTTTCTTGTGTAGCGTTGTGTACAGGGCCTTCGCAGTATCCGCTAAGACTACCTTCGGGTGTTAGTACCCAATCACTGTCTTTGGTATTCTCTAGTACGTCATGTATGCACTCATAGTTTTCTTTTACTTGTTTGAATACAGGTTGTTGGCTTGCTGTAAATATCATTTAAACTTCTTCTTCTTGTGAAACATTCTAGCATAAGCATTGCCCAACCAAAACTTTAAGCCTGTGTCTCTGTTGTCTGAAGCTGGATCATATTCAACCTCCATGTTCCAATCTTCTCGTTTGAAAGGTATTACTTGTACTAGTGGTGCCCCAGGCTCAATCACCACACGGTCTTTGTGTACTTGTCCTGGCCAGTTGTTCCAAGGTACATCAATTACATCTGTATCAACAATAGCAGGAAACACAGTAAAACGATCTTCCATGTTGTAAAAAGGTTGCATAATAAGACATGAATATCCTGGTGGTGTTTCTATACGCCACGGTACACTAAAGGTTACATAGTCTTGCTTCTCGCCTTTGTGTGCTACGGGACATTGTGAATAGTCATGTCCTTCTTGTGGATCTTGTCTATCCCATGCCATAGGATACCTACGCATAAACTGTTTAACGTCAGGGTGTCCTTCTTTATCAGCCCGTACTATTTCTTGTTCAACAGGGTTATAAATCATATACCCACTTGTGATTAGATCATACACTGGCATACATTTTTTGATAGTGGGCGGACTGTTGTGAGCTTCACCTAACCAACCCCCTAGGTTATTATACCAATCGGGTCTTGCCTTACTCATAGGAGTAGGCGGAAAGTATTTCTCTACGTGTGGATCACCTGTGATAAATTTAATTTTCATTAGTCATTGCTTCCAAGGTTATTAATAAAAGATCTAAGTTTAGTTGAATCAACATCCGCTTTAACTTTCTTAACTGTTTCACCGTCTCCTGGATCTGCATTTAGATCAGGTTGTTGTGTGTTCTGACGTCTAAGATTACTTACAATACTGTTAGTGTTTTGGCCACCACTACTTGTGTATCCACTTGTATTTCCGCTATCATCGTCATCTTCATCTAAGTCCATGATACGTAATGTGTTAATATCAAATCCTAGATCAATCTTTTGTCCTACTCCGCCACTGTTACGTGTCTTCATTAACTGTAACTGATAACGTCCACGTTCACGCATTGCTCTACTTGTAAAGATACCAAACACGTTGTCTGCTGTTTGTATCTTACTAAGTCCACCTGATATGTGCGAGTGATCAAATTCTATTTCTTCCACTGCACCACGGTTCAACTGTGCGGCTGTAACAAATACACAGTTTAATTCCATTGCTAAGTTACGTAACTCTTCTGATACGTACTTGTCTTTGATGTACAAGTTCTCTGCACTTACCTTTGCACCGTTAGGCATAAGCAAATCTAAATAGTCTAACAGTAGTACGTCTACTTTCTTGCCTGTTTTAATTTCATACTCTTTAATATAACTTCTTATATCATTAGGCGTCTTGCCTGAAGGCATATACTTAACTTGGAATGCACCTGACTTCTTACCAATCATCTTGACTTTCATTTCAACATCGTCAATGTTCTTAAACACATCGCGACTTGGTACATCTGTTATCATACTATCAACACGCATACTAACTAAGTTTTCACTAAGCTCTAATGTTAGATACAAAACGTTCATACCTTGTAATGCCCAGTTAACTCCTAGGTTAGCTAAGAATAAACTCTTACCTGCACCTGATCCACCTGCAAATATATTAAGCTCGCCTCTGTTAAATCCACCAAATAGTTTCTTATCAATAGCGGCCCAGCCTGTGCTTACTTGTCCGTTATTACTTTTAATTGCTTCTAGTCTAGCTCTTGGATCGTTAAAGTAATCTGTACCCAAGTCTTTTTGTAAACCAATTTGCACAGCCTTCTTAACTAGATCTTCTACTGGACCATACTCACCTTTTTCAAGTAAGTCTGCACTTTTAAGTATTGCGGCTTCTAGTGCTTTGTGTCTACTAAACGTTTCAAACTCTGCAAGTAACCAATCATAGTGTTCTTCTTTTAGATCACCTGGATTTTTTAAATCTATTTTAGTTGCCGCATTAATCATTTCAAATGTAGGCAATGCATTATGCTCACTAACGTATGTGTTTAAGAATGCCGCACTAGCTTCTAAGCGTCTGTCGAATGCACTAGGATCAAATACAGCCTGACACCTAACAAAAGACTCTGCATCTGTTAGCATCATCTCTAAATATAGTTTTTGTATGTCGTATCCGTAATCTGTATTCTGTCTAGTCTTGTCCATTAATTGCCTTCTCTAAGTCTTTTAGTATATCTATATATTGATTTACCACTATTATTTTTTCCGCATCTGGAATGTCACTGCCAACAACTTCCATCATTTTAGGAAATTCTTTTGTAAGTCTCTTGTTTATTATAGCTTCTGATACCACTGTTTGTCAAGTCCTACTTTGGTTTTTGTTTTAGCTAATACAGCACCTATACAAGATCCAGGGTCTCCCGGGTTCTGTGGCACATATACGCTTTTCCATTTACGTCTTATTTTATCTACTGCATCTTTATTAAGTGCTCCACCACCTGCTAATGCAAGGTGCTTAGAGCCAGTTCTTTTCTTGGCCCACACTGTAACGTGTTTAACAGAAAGTTCAAATACTTTTTGTACTGCGGCCGCTAAGTCGTTTAGTTGTTGCTCTGATGTAATATCAGGTGCCCACCACATACATCCTCTATGTAAATTTTCTCTGCAATGTATAGCTGGATCGTTACCTAATACGTGTAACAGTTCTTTTAAAATCCTTTTGCTGTAGATCTTATGATTACCTTTAGCGGCCATCTGTGCTACAAGATATTCATCACGGTTAGGTACAAGTCCAAGTCGTTGTGTCATAGCACTATAGAACAAACCTAAACTATGTGGATAGCTTTGGCTGTATATCTTTTTAAGTTTATTGTTCATACCATGCCATACTGTTAGTGTTTCAAACTCACCTATTGAATCTAAACACACTACTGCACAATCATCTTCTGGCTGTGTATAATAAGCATATGCCGCATGTGATAAATGATGTTGTGTATATTCAATCTTACAATTAATGCCCCATCGTTTTAGATATTTTCGTATATCATTTTCTTCGCGTAACCAACCTTGTCCTGCTCTCCACTGTCGAAGTGTTTTAAGGAACGGACGTTCATACCATATAACTTTTTGTGGAGGACCAAAACTTTGTCTAGCTACTTCCAGCTGTGTCCAATTAAAGTCTGGATCGTTAGGAACCTTACTAAAGTCTTTTGAAAGACTTGCCCATAACAATTCGTCATCGTCAAAGACTGCTAAACTAGCATCGTGACTGTTGCCTACCATTCCCCATTTAATCATTATATTTTGTCCATAGTTTATGTAACACGTAAAACCAAACTCCGTTAATTGCAGGTTCAACTAATGCAACTGATCCTGCTTCAAATAGACTTGCTCCTGTCATTACACTTACTACTGACATAGCAATAACTATATGTCCCATAGTATAGATTAAGGCTAGTGTAAGACTATTGTTTTTAAATATGCTTCCTATGCCTTTTGTAAATTCAGTCATCAGTCATCTACTCCTTATTTGTATATAAACGGATCTCTCTTTTTAAGTTCTTCTATCTTTTTCTTCATTGCACGTTTGCGTTTCCAATCAGCAATTACTTTTTTAAACCACTTAACCATTTTTTACTCCTTAATCTAATCTTTAATTCATTAGACTCTGCGTTGTTAACGATACTATAGAGTGTATACAGTCTGCCATACTTTGCAACTGCATCACCAATGTCGTTAATGTCATCAGACCATTCTGGTAAACTAACTGACCATCCAAGCTCAATTGCTTGATCTATTAATTTAGAACCTGCTTCGTCTCTGTCAGGAACTACAATAATTTGCTTGTCTACTTTATTAATTAGCATAGCTTGTTGATCTTTAATCTCCGATCCGAGAAGTGCTACACCATCAATATGTATAGCATCCATAGGTCCTTCACACACTATACAAAATACTTTGTTATATCCTTGTTCATCTAATCCGTATACAAAGCCAGGTTGTTGTTCGCTCATGTACTTTGGTTGTTTATCAGCTTGTACTGTTCTAGCAGTCCAACCTACAATACGTTTTTCATAATAAAAAGGAATGATCAAACGATCTCTATATCCTAAACTAGGAGACCAATAATAATCAGTGTCGTCTAAATTAAGTCCTCGTACTGACATATATTCAAGTATAGACATACTGTACTTGCTGAAGTCTGTTATGTCTGCAATCTTAACAGCATCATCTGGCAATGGTACTGTGTTAAACTTAGGTAACTCAACTAGTTGTTGTGTTATTGTAAAGCCTTCGTTCTCTTGCATAACAGTTAACGCAAGTTTGTTAATGATATCATCTGGAGTGTTTAGCCATTGCAATAGTTTACGCATCTTACCACTAAGGTTACGTCCTTGTTGCCAGCTTGCTTTGAACCCACAATTAAAACAATGATAACTAACACCGTCATCTGCATTGGATATTAGTCCGCCACGTTGTCGTTTGTCTGCACTGTCACCGTTGTGTATACAACAGGGTGCATTAAACGAGGTCCATCCACTAGGGGTTGTTTTACGTTTTGCAGGTAAGTATTGTATCAGTGTATCATAGACTATGCTCATAGTAATAGTATACTATCTTTTGCATCCTATGTCAAGTATTATTTTACCAATTTAAACAAAATAAATTCGTCTGCATTTTCTGGCTTAATTGTAATAGCAGGGTCACCTGAAGGTGCTTGCTTGCCTACATATGTCCACTTGTATCCTTGTGCAATTTGTTCGTTACTTCTTTCGATAAATTCTGCATTTGAATGTGAGGCCATAGCCAGAAAGATGACAGCAATTAGATTTTCCATTGATTGTACCCTTCTAGTTTCTAACTAAGATCTTATCTATAGTTCCTACGTTTCCAGAATCGTTTGCCTTTACAAATCTTATATTGCTAAAGACACCGTTAAAGTTTACGTAGTGTGGCGCACTTGGATTTGATAATGTTTCAGTTGAAATATCAAACCAGCTAGTGCTTGTGTTATCACCTAAAGTTCCTTGTACCTTAATAGTACCAGCGAACCCAGTTGAGTATATTGCCGCCGTGTGCAATGCTTCGTTGCTGTTAATTTGTGGTTCAGCGTCTACTACTGAACTAATATTATCAAGAAATGTTTGTACTAGTTTTGAATCAATAGCACCTGGAAAAGCAGATCCTATTAGTTCAATTGTTCCTGATGATCCAAATTGTGAATCAGCATATGTTAGTGTGTTAGTATTATCTGAAGTCTTAGTAAGGTATACAACATAACTCATGTACTGTCCGTTGATATTTAATGTATCACCGTCTGCTATATTGATTGTAAACTGTCCTTTGTAATTAGGTGTACTAGTTTCTTTAATAGTTCCCATATAACGCTTGAGCATTACTTTGTCTTCTGTAAAAACTTCTACATACGGTGTGTATGTATTAAGTATTGATACAGGCTTATGATCGCTGTTTTTGATTGTAAAGGTGATGACATTGTCTATCCCTTTAGATACTTTTATATTTTTCTGGTACACTTTCCTATACTCCACGTTGCCGGCAAAGCCATCTAAGACTACCACCGATTGATTAGTTGCTAAATATCTTGTAACTAGTTGCATAATAATTTTATCCTAAACACTAGTTGTATTTATTGGATTATGTTGAGAAAAGATATAGAAGAAAAGTTTCCGTTTTTAAGCGTTGTTACATATGGTGGCAACGAGTACATCGGTATTATAAACAATCAAGATGCTTTCATTACAAGCATGTACATCTACACGAATTTGCGGTCTGACGTTGATAAAGCTAAGTTTGTAGAACTAGGCGAAGACTGGTGGTGGGAATCAAATAGAATGATTCCTATTAACATATTTTTAAACAAAGATATGGAACAGTTTAAATATATAATGATGACTATGAATAGTAAAGATGTTAAAGTAACCTTAGGGCCTACAGTTAATTTGAATAAGTTATCTGTAAAAAGAGTAAAGCGTAAAAGCGTACAGCTACTTAAAAGACCTTCTAAGTAATACTATTCTTATATTGTAGATAAGTGAAGTAATCAATTACTACTAACTGTAGTAAAAATCCTAACGGCGTAAGTATTGTACCAAATAATACTACCGGAACTAGTATTGTCCAAAACATAATTCTCCAAAGGTATGATCCTACTAATTTTCTAGGCCAAGCCCATGTTAGCCAAGGGCCAACGTCTTCTGGTTTCTTTTTAGGTCGATAGTCTTCAAACTCATAACGCATTTAGATCCTCACAGATTAAGTTCATGTGTACCACAACTGCTACAGCGTAACTGACAGCATGTGCCTTTTTAAAGAAGTATCCTTCTTTAGGTTTAACCCAAACTTGATCCATAATAGTATTCCAATCACTATCTTGTAAGTGTCTCTTTGCTGGACGTATGATAGCTAATACAGCGGCCAGTTGTGGGATATTCTTTGGCTTTAGTTTTTTGATTAGTTCGTGATGACCTGATACATGAAATACTAGATCGCAAAAGTCCTTTGTTTCTAATAGTTCCCATATTGGTTCCTTGTTCATTAGTTGTCGTAAGTGTTCTTCGTTGCTTACCTTATCGTATATGCTTACGTTAAGAAAGTCTAGTTTAAAGTATCCTCGTTCTTCTGCATCTTTATAGTTGATAGTTGATAATTCGTTAAACGGATTGTGTGGAACTTCAGTCACATACACACCAGTGTTATGTTTCTTACCAGTAGGCAATTTTGCTACTCGATGTTTTATTTTAGATAAAACAATACCTCTATCCGCAAAGTCAATATCAATATCAGGCATTTATACTGTCCAACTCTTTAGTTGTTCTTTAGTAGGTTTCATATCATCTACCTTTTCAATCTTGCCACCTTTAGCTAAAAACTTTGCCATACGCTCGTCAAGTTGTTTTTGTAATTCTTGAGGTGACGGAGTTGTGTAATCTTTTGTGTCTTTCTTTTCTCTAATCATAGTTTTCTCCAACTGTTAGATTGGCCTTCTTTAGGAGTTTGTCCAATGTACTCTTCTCCTGTTTCTTGATCAATAAGTTTCCACTTCATAGGCGCTTTTGTTTTTACTATAAGCTCAACTGCTTCATCAAGCTCGTATACTGTTACACCATTCTTAAGTTTTCTTTTCTTCTGCATTGGCTACAGCTTCTCTCCATATTTTGGGCGACACATGTTCGTTCATGCTTATACCATCTAAATGATCTAACTCATGCATAAAGCAACGTGCTTGATATCCAAAAAGTTCATCACCGTACTCTTTACCGTCAACACCTTTCCACTTAGCTTTAACACGCGATGGGCGTTTAATTTGTAAGGTAATACCCGGAAAACTTAGACACCCTTCCCACATATCAATTTCAGGTTCATCTTCAACTATTTCGTATGACGGATGTAATGCTAATACGTTTCTTTCATAGTCATTATTTGCTTGGTTGTTTTGAAACACAAAACATCTTGCGTCCATAATGCCTACTTGATTTGCAGATAGCCCAATGCCTCTGTTCTGTTTCATCACTGCAATCATTGAGGCTCTTAGTTCTTTAGCATCGTACTGTGGATTATCAAAATCCCATTCTTTAGTAACTGCTGTATCTAATCTCTCGTCTGGTGCTATAACAAGTTCTAGTTCCATATGTATAATCTCCTATTGTTTATCTTTGTAAAAGTAATCAACTACAAATACTCTTTTGTTATGTCTTACTGGATATGATCCATGTAATACTGTGCTTTTTAATATTAGTACATCACCTATATTAGGCTTATAACATAAATCGTGTGTGTTACCTTCGCCGTCATATAGATATGCAAATGTTGCTCCATGGGATGTTGATTCGTCGTCATCAGGCTCAGTTAAGTAACACACTGCACTAAGTTTCTTTACAGTTTGATCACTATGTCTGTGCGCCTTTTGCCAACCACCTTTTCTGTACTCTACAGTCCACAAAGCACATAACTCTGTTAGCTCTATATTTAACCCAACTTCGTCAATCTTAGACTGTAAAAATGGCTTATACTTCCATTCGTTTAAGTAGGCTTGTGGATGAATATTCCACTGCTTTCCTCTATATGTACTTGTTTGATCACTTACATCTTCACGTGTTTCTGCAGGAAAAACTTTCTTATCCCAGTGATAGTCAAACTCTTCACTGTCGTTATAATGAGTTTCAATAATCCACTGATGCTCGTTACCTAATAGATGTGTGTTCATAATTTACTTTCCTTTGCTACTTCTTTTACTATTTCAACATCTGCAGGAACTCTTCTAAAACGTAAAGCCCAATGTTTTGGTTCTATAACTGTATACACTATTTCTAGTTGTTCGTCAGTAAACTTACTAAGCATTTCTTTTCCACTAGGACAATTTAATACTAACCAAGGACTTATCTTTCCGTCTTTAATATCTCTTGTTACTCTGTTCAGACTACAATATCTAAAGTAGTCATTCCAAGGAGCCTCAACTTCAGTAGCCCAATCCATCATAGTTTGTATAGATCTTTCAACTGCTGTTTCCATACTTTCTTTAAGTACTAATTCTGTTGCATACTGTTCGTACAATGCATCACGACACCAGTGGTCTAGTTTAACACCCGACGTTACTACATAGTCAACATATTTCTCTGGATACAATGGACGTACATTGCTAACAAAACTTCCAAACTTAACAAAAGCATTGTAGTACGGACTTGCACAAAAGTCTTCGTATGTTTTTTCTTTTTTAGTACCTGCACTTAGTTTATAAAAACGTGTAAATGCATAGTATCCTGTTTGCACACGCTTCTCATCTTTTTGTAATCTACGCCTTTTCTTTTCGCACATATGAACTGACAGCGTTTTTTCTTTTGTAAAAGAAGATCCGCAGTATTCACAAGTATAAGGTTTTACTGTAGACATCTTTTTAAATAGCCCGCCTGTTTTCTTTTGTGGAGCTAAAAACTCTATCATCGTCTATTGTCTCCTTCAGTTCTGCTAACTTATCAATTAGCTCTTGAACAGTATTTAGGTCTTGCTCGACCTCAGTATCAATTTCTAATTCTATTTTAATCTTCATTGAGATCTCCGTCCGTCAAATACACAAACAAAATACAAATCTTCGTGCATGCCTGCATGTACACGATGGAATACTCCATCTTCAATTAGTACAACATCACCAGGTTGAACTTTGATTGTATCATCGTCAAGTTCCATTTTACCTGTGCCTTCAATAAAGTAATATACTTCTTCTTGGCCTTTATGCTTGTGTCCTGTTGTTGCTTTGCGTTGCTTTAACTGTGTACTACTTACTACTAAATTTTTAAGTGTTGTATTGTCTTTAACAATATATCTATCATCTTCTTTAGCAATGTTTCCACCAATGTCATTAATATTTAATCTCATAATTTTAAATCCTCAATGCCGTGATCTTTTGCCCACGCTTTAATTTCTTTCTTAGAAGATAAGTGAGCTAATAACTCTACTTCATCTTGTTTCTTATTAGGGTACATCTGCATTAGAAACTTAGTTGCTTTACTATTATCTCCTGTACCTTTTTTCTTGTGTCCAATCCATTCGTGATATGCAATCTTACCTGTGTTACCACTTAAACATAATAATTGCCACAACAGTTTTTTGTGTTTTTGTAATACAAAAAAACCTTTGTTGTAGTATTCATTTGTTTTGAATACAGCAAGTTCTTGTTGTTCTCTGTCGCCTTTTACACTACTAACATATCTGTTTAGTAGATAGAAACTTACTTGTTTCTTTTCTTCGTCGGATAGTTCGTCCCAAACGGTTAACGCACCCATATCAACTGCGGCTAGTATGTCTTTAATTGGAAGTTTATTCATAGTTTAATTATACTACCTTTTACTAATGAAGTCAAGCATTATTTTTGTCATTCCAAAGATGAATATCTTCTTCGGTGTTTATTTCCACACCATCAAATTTAGTCCAGGCGCAACCAATATCAATACCGTTCTTTAACCAACGTAGTTGCTCTAGTTTTTCAGTGGCTTCTTCTAAGTGCAGATCTAAATTTCTGTACATGCTCAGTGCAACTTTAGCATATCCGTATATACCTAAATGCCAATTTCCGTATCCTGTCATTCCTCTACCCATCCATAACACTTTGTTATTTGATTTAATTAGTTTAACACTATCAGGTTTATCTTGGTCCTCTTCTCTCATGTCAGTATATAAAGTTGACACTTCATATTCTTTTAATTGCTCTACTACATTATAAATCATATCCTCAGTAACATCAGGCATATCACCTTGTACGTTTACAAAGTAATCATAATCTAATCCTTCTGCGGCCATAGCACATCTTTCAGTACCGTTAGTTGCGTCTTTAGTCATAATAGAATTAGGAACTAGGCTTGCTATTTCTTCGCTGTCTGTAACAACATACGTGTCGTAAACTGTTTCTTTACATGCTTCATATACTCGTTGAATTAACGGCTTACCATCTAGTTCAACTAACATTTTATTTGGATAACGTGTACTTTCTAAACGTGCTGGTATTAGTATTGCTGTTTTCATTTAAATCTCTCTCTAATCATATCTACGAACATTTTTACATTTTCTTCCGGAGTAGTTTTTGTTATGCCATGTCCAAGTCCACAAACCCAACCAGTATGGTCAACTGTTTGCATTGTGTTACAAAAATCTTCAATGTGCGATCGACATTCTTCTTTAGGTAACAATAAAAGTTTTTCATCAAAATTGCCTTGTATAAATCCGTCCTTGTATTTCTTAAATGTTTTAGTAATGTCAACAATACTGTCAACTCCTATGCCTGCCCATCCCATTTTATATAATGTAGGTAAGCAGTTTGCATTTAAATGTTGTGTGTAATATCCTGTGTCAGTTTGTATTAGTGGTTGTAATAGGTTAACGTATTCTTTCTTAAAATACTGCTCACTCATATTGCCTACACCACTATCTAATATCATTACTTTTTCAGCACCTGCATCTAATTGCAAATTTATATTTCTATATAGTACAGGAACAATAACTTCATGCAAGTATTGTGTTTTCCATTTTAAACTTAGCTTAGGATTTTTACCTGTGGCATAATTTAATAATGTCCAAGGGCCACCAACAAAGCCAATAAGACTTTTATTAGAAGGCAACATTTCTCTTGTTGTTGTTACTGCTCTTGCTTGGAACTCCATATGCTTAATTGCTAATTCAATATTAGAGTGATCTTTATAGTTGTCTTCGTTAATAGTCCATTCAAACTGTGGGCCAGGATCAAACTTTAAAGGAACGCCAAGCCCTTCGATTGGGAATAATATATCACTAAACAATATTGCAATATCAAAATCAAATTGTTCTATTGGTAGCATAGCAACTTTTGCGGCTATACGAGGTAGCTTACACATTTGTTCAAATGACCAATCTTCTTTCATTGCCATGTAACCTTTTTGGTATCTACCCGCTTGTCGCATCATCCAAATTGGAGGTGTTGATTGTTCTGCCCTATTACATGCATTTTGAAATTTATCGTTCATAATTATACTTAACTATATCGTTTACAACTTGTTCGAAGTCATCTAAGTGTAACATATTTGGACCGTCACTAGGTGCATTATCAGGGTCTTTATGGACTTCTAAGAAGAACGATGAAATACCAAGAGCACTGCCAGAGCGAGCCACGCCAGGCACGTAGTTACGATTACCGCCTGACGAGCCACCAAGTCCTCCGGGCTTTTGTACAGCATGTGTACAATCAAGAACCAATGGCTCGCTAAAATTATCCAACATGTAAAGTAGACCGGTGTAGTCGACAACCAATGTGTTATATCCAAAACTTGTTCCTCGTTCGGTAATCCAAACTTCTTTAGCACCTTCTGTTTTAGTTAATATGCCAGTCATGTCCCACGGTGCAAGGAACTGTCCTTTTTTAATATTAACAATTTTATCTGTAGCACAAGCCGCTTTAATTAAATCAGTTTGTCTACATAAGAATGCAGGAATTTGTAATACATCTACTGCATCACTATATGCATACATAATTTGTTCAACTTGTAATTCGTCGTGTACATCAGTTAACGTTTGTATATTGTATTGTTTTTTTAATGTACGAAAATCTTCTAGTGTGGGGCCTAAGCCAATACCTCGTTTGCCTTGTTCGCTACTGCGATTGGCTTTATCATAGCTTGCTTTGAATATGTATTCAATTCCGTGCATGTCACATACACGTTTGCACTCTTCAGCAATTTCTGCTGACTGTGCTAATGTCTCGTGTTGGCATGGGCCTGCTATAATTCTCATTCGTTTTCCTTTAATTCATCTTTAACAGTATAATACATAATCATTAATCTGTCAAGTTGTTTTTTAACGTTTGGATCTTTTTCTGCAATTGACATTACTTCTTTCCATTCGTCATAACTTACAATTCCTAATGCTCTTGCTGTAGCATTTGGTTCACCACCAATAACCCATCTAGGTTGTTTATTGTGTGGCGGGTCACGATAACGAGCGAACACAACACCGTTGGCTCGCTCGTATATCAGTGCTTCGTTGGGTATAAGATTACCCAACGCATTTATACCTTTTTCGCTTTTGCTTTAGCTCGTGCTTCACGTTGCTTAATAGCAGTTGGAGTCATACTTAGCTCGCCTGCTTTTTTGCCTCCAGTTTTAGCTGGTGCTTTAGCTTTAACTTTAGTAGTCTTTTTAGCTACTGGCTTAGGTGCTTCTACAACTACTTTGCCTTGCATCCATTTTAACAATATACCGTATGCTGGAAGGAATACAATTAGTCCTATAACAATTTTTGTAAGTGTATTATTTAATGCTACCTCTGCAACCCAAGGTGCAGGATAAAATGCTGTGTAGAAGAAAGCATATGTATCAATAATGTTTGCCGCAATAGTTGATACTGCTGGTGCAATCCACCATGCACTCATACGCTCACGAATGTGTTGGAACACATATACATCAAGCATTGTACCTACTGCATATGCTACACCTGATGCTATACCTACTCTATATGCATGTTCGTCACCTAGTGCTAATAGCACAAGTACCGATACTACAATAGCAGGAATAATAGCCATTGCTACAACAGCTCTACCTGCTTGCTTACCTACCATACGTACTGTAAGGTCAGTTGCAATTACAACGATCGGAAATGTAAACGCCGCCGCCGCTAGTGGAAATGATCCAAATAAGGGCAACTCTGCACCCGGAAATAGATCAAATCTAATTGTTACCAAGTAATTACTTACTGCAATTACTAGGGTGTGTAGAATCACAAGATTCCTGACAAGCGCCTTGTCTACACCTTCTAAAAGTTTTGTTAACATATGTTCTCCTGTTATACTTTTGTTCCGACAGATCTACGCACAATATCATTGTGGTTAAATTCTGCCCAATAAAGTTCAAAGGCTACTCCATCTTCGAGACCTTCGAACTGATGGATCTTACCCGGTTTAACTTGAGTAAAATCCCCTGCTTCAAGAATAGTTTCATCTACGAGACCATCTTGATCATCTTGCCAAACACGAACAATCATCTTGCCCGATTCAACAAAGAATCCGTTCCATTTAAATTGGTGTTCATGTTCTGAACATTTAAATCCTGCTTTGTATTCAATACGGTGAAACTCTAGTACGCCGTTTGCATGGATCAATTCCGTTTGACCCCAAACTTTTCCTGCTTTCATTTTACAATAACTCTCCATATTTAATCACTTCTGTTTGTCTTGTGATGTCCTTAATAAAAAAGGCACACAACGGTTCTTTTTTAGTTTCCATAGGAACGGTTAATAACTGACCGTTACGCATCTTTGGAAAATACCATTTAACATCATTGTAATAATTAATTACCTTAACTTCTCCAAACTCAGGTTTGAAGCTGGCCATTGGATTAAACAAGAATGCTTCAAATCCTCTGTCTCCTATACTTGTTAGTGGAAGCACTTCTAAGTCATTTCCACTTTCGCTACAACCTACAGCAATGTGCCAATCAATTGGCATTTGTATTTCTGTTTCGCCTACTTTTAAAACAACACCTGGAGAACTAAACGACTCTAAGAAAATTAAAGGAATAAAAAAGAAATCAGGATTTTCTTTATCTGAATTGTCTAATACGCTAAAGCGTATGTCTTCTTCGATTTGATCTGGTAAAGTGTTTAGGTCTAGTGCTTCGTTTTCGAGTGTTAATATTTGCATATATATTTAATTCCAGTCTATTTTTTCAATTGTAAAGGGATACTCTGCCTCTTTGTAAAACTTCTTACGTTGAGTTAGATGTCGCTTCGCGTACTTGCATGTTGATGTCAAGTCCCATATTTGTACGAAGTCTTTGTCTTCAGCCTTTCTTACGCCTCTACCAATTGATTGTATTACCCGAACAAAACTCTTGCCCGGCTCAATAAGCACAAGATTAAAGATCCTAGGGATATTAATACCAACAGCCGCAACACCATAGGTTGCAATAATCACTTCATTGGTACCTTTTTTAATTGTATCATAGGTTTCTTTCCGGTCTTTTACTTTAACACTTCCGCTTATGAAAGTGCTATCAGGTATTAACTCAGCAAGCATCTGCCCTGCTGAGATTCTATCAACTAGTATCAGTGTATTACCGGCTTGTGATATCTTAGTTAATAGTTTTGACATATATTCTATTCTTGCTTCGTTAGAAACAAGATATTTTAATTCTGATTGATAATCGCTGTGTGCTACTGTATCAATTAACTGGCACACATTAACATGACAGTTAGATAACACACCTTTGTCTTGTAACTCTTTTGCTGTAATGTTTCCAATTACAGGACCTAAACTAGCATGTATACTTTGAAATTCAAACTGTTCTTTAGGTACTGTTCCTGTTAGTCCCCAACGAATTGGAGCATTACGTAAGTTACGTGTTAACAAATTTTTAAGTACTTCTGCTTTTGCTTGGTGTACTTCGTCAATAATAATAGTACTCACGCCTTCTAAAAACTCTGCTAACGACAATACTGCTGAGCCATCTTTTGTTTTCTTATCTAAGATATTTAAACTTTGCCAAGTACAAATAGTATGAGTCTTACCTAATTGTTTCCTATCACCAAAGTACACACCCACATCCAGATTACAATTAATGTAGTCCTCTTCCGTTTGCTCGACGAGACTCTTATTGGGGACGATAACTAGGCTACGCCCGTATCTTTCCGTAATGTGACTTAGTGTCGCAGTGGTGATAGTCTTGCCTGCTCCAGTCGCGATCTGTTGCAAGCTCTGTGGATTGTCAAGGAAGTTATTAATAGCTTCAACTTGATAATCTCGCAGGATAATTTCTGTACCTGCTACAGGATGTCCTTCGGGCCAACATACACCTTGGTCTGCCCAATAACGTTCTGTAACATGTGTAAACTTTAAATCAATAGGATGTCTTCGGTCGTCAATGTCAACTATTTTTACATTATTTTTAGCAAG